GGCTAAGACAGGAAAAACCCCAATCCCTAAAACCCAAAGGGAGATACTTAATTCACAGATAACACCCTACAACCCACCAGAGGGTGCTGAAGGTTTTTCTCAAACGTCAAACCCCAACCCCCCATCAACTTTTAATAGAGGTGAGCAGACATCATTTAGAGGTGATACTACCAAACCATTTTCTTTAGGGTTTAAAGAAATAGATGAAGCCATCATGTATTATATGGATAACGTAATTAAACCTACTGTTAAACAAAATGGTGTAGTACAAAAGGTCCCATTTATTTATGGCTCCCCTGAAAGGTGGAAGCAAGTTCAAAGAGATGGGTTTTATAGAGATTTAAAGGGTAAAATAATGATGCCTCTTATTACTTTTAAACGTAATAATATTGAAAAGGTTAGAAGTTTAGCTAATAAATTAGATGCTAACAACCCTAATAACCTTCAAATGTTTCAAAAATCATACTCTCCCCAAAATACTTATGATAATTTTAGCATACTAAATAATAGAATCCCAGTAAAGCAAAATTATGCTGTAGTAATGCCGGATTATGTTAACATTACGTATGACTTTATTGTTTCAACTTATTATGTTGAGCAACTAAACAAAATTATAGAAGCTATTAACTATGCATCTGACAGTTATTGGGGTAATCCCGAACGTTATCAATTTAAGGCAACTATTAACACTTTTGCTACACCTGTAACATTGGTTAGTGGTGGTGAAAGAATAGTAACAGCAACCTTTAGTTTAAAGTTATATGGATATATAGTACCTGACACAATCCAAAAAGAATTAACGGCTCTCAAGAAATTTAACACAAAATCACAAATCATATTTAACATAGAAACAACCTCAAATTTAGATTAAAAAATGGAAAAAAAAGTTTTAACAGAAGATGAAATTAGTAACATAAAAGCCTTAAAAGAGCAATTTAAAAAGCTTACTGAAATCATAGGAGAAACAGAAGTTCAAATTATGAACTTAAAATTTAGAAAAGAACAATTAAAAATTAACTTCCAACAAATACAACAAGAGGAAGCAACTTTAGCAAAAAAACTAGAAGATAAGTATGGTGAAGGATCCATTTCTTTAGAATCTGGAGAATTCTTGCCTAATAAGTAGACTTTTAAGTAAATTTAGTATATTTATCATCAAAACAACCCACAATGGCAGAAACATTAATCTCCCCCGGAGTATTATCACGAGAAAACGACCAATCTCAAATAACAGCTCAACCTATACAGGCAGGTGCTGCTTTAATAGGTCCAACCGTATTAGGTAAACCAGGAATTCCAACATTAGTAACAACTTATAGTGAGTATTTAGCTACCTTTGGTAGTACTTTTTTAAGTGGCTCAGATGACTATAGCTTTTTAACTTCAGATGCAGCATTTAATTACTTTCAAAATGCCGGAACATCACTTCTAGTAACTAGAGTTACTTCAGGTTCGTTCTCACCTGCTTCTTCATCTGAAGTATCAAGTGGTGAAGGAAGTTTGAATAGTGGTATTACAACGTATGCTACTAATGCTTTTAATCTCACAGGTTCAACAGGAGGAACAGATTCAGGAGTTACAAATTATACTTCTAGTAGGGACGGTACAGGTGCTGTGTTTACGATTATTACTTCTGATTCACAATCATTAACTTCAATTGATGTAACAACTGCGGGTTCAGGATATGAAGTAGGAGAAACTCTTACTTTCCCCTCAGCATCATTAGGAGCTACAAAACCTAATGGTGAGGATTTAGTAATAACTTTAGCTTCAAGTAATATTGATTTTACTAATGTTTTTACATTAGAAACTTTGGGAGAAGGTATTGTTATGAATAACAGCACTCCTGCTGAAGGAGCAGGGGGCGTTTTACCATCAGGCTCAAGTAATAATATAAGGTGGGAAATTACAAGCCCAAATACATCAAGAGGTGTATTTTCATTAATTATTAGACAAGGTAATGATACTACAAACTCTAAATCAGTATTAGAGTCATTTACTAATGTTTCCCTTGATCCTAAAGCAAGTAATTACATTGCTAGAGTAGTTGGTGATACAACAACAAACATATTAGGAGGTGATACAACCCCTTATTTACAAGAATCAGGATCATTCCCAAATGCCTCAAGGTATGTAAGAGTAAAATCCGTAAACTTAAAAACACCAGATTACTTTGATAATAACGGTGTAGCAAAACCTGCATTTGCAGATTTCATCCCTCAAGCACAGAGTGGTTCGTTTGCAGGTGCTGTAGGTGATATTGTAACAGATGGTCAAAATTTCAACCAAAATATAAATATACAAACTCAAGGTTTGATAGGTACAGATTATACACAGGCAATCAATTTATTAGCAAATAAAGATGATTATCAGTATAATATAATTTCTACACCTGGTTTAATTTATTCAATATCAGCCCACAAAACTCAATTAGATACTTTAATATCTAATACTGAAAATAGAGGAGATGCTATAGTAGTAATGGATCTTGAAACTTACGCTTCAACCGTAACAGCCGTTGGGACTGCAGCAGCATCCTTAGATACTTCATATGCAGCGGCTTATTGGCCTTGGTTGCAGATTACAGACTCAAACTCAGGACAATTAGTATGGGTTCCAGCTTCAACAGTAATTCCAGGTGTTTATGCTTACACAGACAGTGTGTCAGAATCATGGTTTGCACCAGCAGGTATCAATAGGGGTGGTTTAGGAACAGTAAGACAAGCTGAACGTAAATTAACACAAGCTAATAGAGATAGTTTATATATTAATAAAGTAAACCCAATAGCATCATTCCCTGGAAAAGGAATTGTAGTATTTGGTCAGAAAACATTACAAACTCAAGCATCAGCTTTAGACAGAGTAAATGTTAGAAGATTATTAATCACACTTAAAGGGTATATCTCCCAAATCTCCGATAATTTAGTATTTGAACAAAATTCAGCAGCTACAAGAAACACATTCTTAAGCCAAGTAAACCCATATCTAGAGTCAGTACAGCAAAGACAAGGTTTATATTCGTTTAAAGTAGTAATGGATTCTACTAATAACACAGCAGATGTAATTGATAGAAATCAATTAATAGGTGCTATTTATTTACAACCAACAAAAACAGCTGAGTATATTTACCTAGATTTCAACATCTTACCAACTGGAGCTACATTCCCATCGTAAGAGTTAAAACCTATAATATTTATAAATAGAATAAAAAATAAAATAAAATAAAATGGCAGTATTAGATCCAAACGAAATATTTTTCACCGCATTTGAGCCTAAACAAAAGAATAGGTTTATCATGTATGTAGATGGGATTCCATCATATATGATAAAAGAAGTAGGTGATATAAAAATCTCCCAAAAAGAAGTTACTTTAAACCACATTAACGTCCAACGTAAAGTTAAAGGGAAGTCAACATGGGATAATGTATCAATGAAACTCTATGACCCAATAACACCTTCAGGAGCACAAGCTACCATGGAGTGGATAAGATTACATCATGAGTCAGTTACAGGTAGAGATGGTTACTCTGATTTCTATAAAAAAGATGTAACAATTAATGTATTAGGTCCTGTAGGAGACGTAGTTTCAGAGTGGATCCTTAAAGGCGCATTTATTGCAGATGCTACATTCGATGGGTATAATTGGGATGATGAAGGAGCAGCACAAAATATAAGCTTAACATTAGCTATGGATTATTGTGTATTAAATTTCTAATAATAAAACTGCCACATATTTTAAAGGAGAGCTTGGGAAACCGAGCTCTCTTTTGTATGTTACATATGTATGCGAGTAATAAAGTTATAACTAAATAAAAACTATGGAAGAAAACACACATAAGTTTCCAACCGAAACTATTGATTTACCTTCAAAGGGTTTAATTTACCCTGAAGACAACCCTCTATCAAGTGGTAAGGTAGAAATGAAATATATGACTGCTAAGGAAGAAGATATCCTTTCCAATCAATCCTATATTCAAAATGGAACAGTTTTAGACAAACTCCTAAAAGCTCTTATTGTATCTGAAGTTAACTATAATGATTTAATTGTAGGGGATAAAAATGCAGTTATGGTTGCTGCCCGTATTTTAGGATATGGTAAGGATTATAAATTTGAGTATAAAGGGGAGGAAGTAGAAGTTGATTTAAGTACTTTAGAAAATAAAGAATTTGATGAAACCTTAATTTCACAAGGAATAAATGAATTTAATTTCACCCTACCAACCTCAGGTGCTAAAATCACCTACAAGCTTCTATGCCATAAAGATGAAATGTCTATTGAAGCAGAGCTTAAAGGGTTAAAGAAAATAAACAAACATGCTGACCCAAGCGTTTCCACTCGTATGAAAACCATGATACTTTCTGTTAATGGTGATTCTGACCGTAAAACTGTGCGTGAGTTTGTTGATACATATTTCCTAGCATCCGACGCAAGAGCATTTAGAAAACACGTTGCTTTACACCAACCTGACGTGAATTTATTAACCCAAATAGAATTGAGTGACGGTATGGAGGACGTTGACATTCCCATTACTGTCAACTTTTTTTGGCCTGACGCAAATATATAGAATTTCATTATTCTCCCAAATCCACGAAATAGTGTTTCATGGAAAGGGGGGGTATGATTGGCATACCATATACAACATGCCTATTTGGCTTCGTAATTTTACTTTCAATAAAATGATGGAACATTATGATAAAGAAGCAGCTGCTATGAAAAAAGCTCAAGGTAAATCTTCTGGTGGGAGCACTGTGATAGATTCTGAGGGTAAAGTTAAAGCCCCTGAACATTTAAAATCAGCAAAACGCTCCTCAACTTACACAGCGAAGGCATCAAAGAAATGATGCCTTCCTATATTTATAATAAAATATCTAGTGGCTAGCAAAGAAGACATAAATAATCAAAAGGATCTTAATAAGGAAATGGGTAATACTAAATCTGCCGCAAGGGGGGTTAATGAAGAAATTGGATCCTTATATGATCAACTTCGGGGTGTTACTTCTGAACTTAAAGGTCAAGTTAGTGAAATAACTAAATCTCGAAGTGCTTTTAGATCTTTTGAAAAAGCAGCCCAAGATTTAAAACTTCAACAAGAGGGGATAAATAAATTAACTGATGATCAAGTTTCAAAATTAAATGCTACTTTAATAAAACAGCAAGCAATTGCTAATCAAGAAGCAGAAAGACTTTTAACCAATACCTCTATATCTTCTAAAATTTCTGAAATTCAAAAAGAAATCCAAGGAGGTAATATTTCACTAGCAGAATCAAATGATTATCTCCTATCAGAAATATCTCTTCTTGAAGGAATTTCAGAAGAAGAAAAGGCAATTTTAGCAGCAAGGTATGATAGTGAAAATGCTATCGATAAAATTGTAAACCAAGCCCAAGAAGAATTAAGTGTTCGTAAAGATGTAAATAAAGCCATGGGGGTTTCAGGAGGAATCCTAAAAGGTCTTAATGAAATTGGGGGGAGCTTTGCTAAAGCTTTTAAGCTTGATGAGGTTGCAAAGGACATGGAGGAATTTGCTGATGAATCTATTCGAGCAGAAGGTTCAGTCAGTAGATTAGCTGTATTAAATAAAGGAATGGGATCAGCTTTGAAAAATGCTTTCAAAACCCTATCAGACCCTTCAGTTATTATTGGAGCTATGGTTAAGGGATTTTTAGCTGTAGATAAAGCTCAAACATCATTCCAAAGACAAACAGGTCAAACCATAGACCACTTAGATACCATTAATTCAGAACTCCTTTTAAGTTCTGAAT